ACAGTTCAGCAACTAGACAATATGTAAGTATTGAAGATAAGCCAACTACACAGACTAAAAAAGTAGCCAACAAAACTAATCTAGTTAAAGATGATATATTTAAGATACCAACTAAGACTAAAAAGAAAATAACTAAGAAAGCTTTTAATGTAGTTATGGAATTAGATTTAGTTGATAGACTAGACCACATTTGTGAAGAAAAACATTATAGCCGTAACCAACTTATAAATTATATAGTAGAAACCTTTGTAAATAATATAAAATAACAAATACCCTTAGATTTTTTTCTAGGGGTTTATTTTTATTGCTAAAATTAAATATTAAAAAGGGTTGCTATATCATATCATATCGTATATAATGTAATAAAGAGGTGATATAAATGTCTAAAAGAAAAGTGGGAACAGTTGGCGGTGCTTCATTGGTAAGACTTACAACAGAATTAAGGGAGATAGGTGTATTTATAGGCGACTATGTGAATGTATCTATTGAAGGTGGTAAGATAATTATTGAGAAGGATGGTAAAAAATAAATGATAATAAAAGACAATAGGAATATAAAATTACCAATAGTTAAATGTTTAGAATCAGTAATCGAAGATTTTCAAAAAAGAAATAAGCTATTAGAGAGTGGAAATAAGCAAATATTAGACGAAGTTAAACTTTTGATTAAAGACAGGGAAACACTTAGATTAATGTTAGGTGTTATTTTAGAATCACATAAAAAAGGACATTCTGAACTCAATAAACCCATTGCTGAAAAAGTTAGAGTATTACTAGAACAATATAAATAATTTAACTCAAAGTATAGAATTTAACGTAAAGAGGGTTTATAATGAGAATACCAAAGCAAAAAAGAAAAATAGCAAGTCATGGTCGACTCGCTAAATGAGAAAATTTATATTCAGTTAGATGCTTAAATATTAATCTATTTATAGTATATACCAAAATGTATATAAAATATACAGGAATATAATTCTTTTCTCAAACAAAGGGAGGAATTAACGATGGATCACGCTTTTAATATTGAAATGGCACAAAAATATGGGGTTGATGAAGCAATAGTAATTAACAACTTGCATTTTTGGATAGTCAAGAATAAAGCAAATAGGACACACTTTTATGATGGCTTCTATTGGACTTATAATAGCACTAGAGCATTTAGTGAATTATTTCCATATTGGAGTGAAAGACAGATTGATAGAGTACTAAAATCTTTAAAAGATAAAGGTGCAATACTCGTAGGCAACTATAATAAAGTCGGTTATGACAGAACGCGCTGGTTTACCCTAACAACGTTGGTAACAGACATTATACCATATGGTGGAATGGATATACCGAAAACGTCAAATGGATATACCGAAAACGTTGCACCTATACCATATATAAACACAGATATAAACACAGATAAGATATGGAGCCTTTACCCAAATAAAAAAGGAAAAGCTTCTGCTATGAAAACTATACCTAAATTATTAAAAAAATTAGGATATGAAGAATTAGAAAAATGTGTTAAACAATTTATAGAAGAAAACAAGAAAACTGAAATTAAATTTATTCCTTACGGTAGTACATTTTTTAACGGTGGGTATATGGATTATATAGAAACTACAAAAACAACTTCACAAAAGCCTAAAGTAAAAATTGTGGAGGTACCTTATAATGAATGAAATAGAAAAAATAGAGGAAATAAAACAGAAGTACGGTCAACAGGCTGAAATCATAATAGCAAACGGCTTGAATTTAGTTAGTAAAGGCAAAAGTTATAGATGCCCTAATACCGCAGCACATACTCATGGTGATAAGGATCCAAGTATGAGTTGGGATAGAAAGGCTTTGCAGTATCATTGTTTCGGGTGTGGTATGAATATCGACTTATATGGCTACTACAGAGAACACTTGAATTATTCACATCAAGAAATAATAAGCGAATTATTAGGTGTAGAAGATTATAAAAAAACCTCTATGCAAATTAATAGAGATACATTTTCAGAGCAATTAAAGAAAGTAAAGCCTATTACTGATGAATGTATTGAATATATAGGCAAAAGAGGTATTACACCAACTACTATAAATGAATTTAAACTAGGTTCCTATGATGGGAAAATAGCATTTCCATATATTAAACATGAAACTGTTATAGGGTATAAGACAAGGAAACCTATTAAAAACCCCGGAAAACCTAAAATGCAGAGTATAACAGGAAGTAAACCTTATCTATTTAACTCACAGAATATTGAAACAGGGGCCGAATTAATCATATGTGAGGGTGAATTTGATTGCATGATTATTTCACAATGCGGTTTTAAGAATGTAGTTAGTGTTGGGGCTGGAGCTGGGAGTTTAAATGTATTAATAGAACAGGCCAAAGAATACTTAAATAAATTTGATAATTTAATAATAGTTTCTGACAATGACAAGGCCGGAACCGTTATGGATCAGTTATTTGTTGAAGCATTTGGAGAAAAGGCAAAGTTAATAGATAAAAAATTATACTCCCACAATGATATAAACGAGGAATTTATATTTTTTAAAGAAGAAAGGATTATAAAAATAATTGAAAGCGGTCGATTTAAAATCGAGGGCCGGAGGGATTTAGACAAAACACCTTATATGGGCCTTAAAGCAAAAACAGGAAAGTATATACCAACAGGGATTAATAGTGTAGATGACGCAATAAACGAACTGGCCCCTGGATGTGTAACTCTTATAGCTGGGAGAAGTAACGGAGGGAAAACAACATTTACAAAACAAATAATGGCTAATGCAATAGATAAAAATAACAAAGTTTATCTTATGAGTGGTGAGGGTGACCCGGAAAAATTGATAAACGAATTGTATCAATGTGTTATAGGACGTGACGTTAACGCTTACGATACAATTAAAATTAATAGGAAGTATCATAAGGAGCCAAAGAAAGACGTCTTAGAAGCTATACAAGAGTGGCACAAAGGAAAGTTTACTTTATTCAACAAAGGCGAATCTAAACTAAAAACCATAGCACAGTTATTCAAAATGGTAGAAATTGAAATTAAAATAAATAAGTTTGATTTAGTGGTAATAGATAACCTTATGAGCATTTTATCCGTTCAAGCTGCTGACAAGTTAGAAGCACAAGCCGACTTCGTTCAGAGGTGCCACGATTTAGCACAAGCATATAATACACATATTATTTTAGTTATTCATCCTAATAAAACATTAAAAAAAGGTGACGATATGGATTTTGAACAAATAAGTGGTTCCGCAGATATAGCAAATAAGGCTGATAATATTATTTCAGTAAGAAAAGAGTATGACGAAGAAGTAAAAGCCGAGGGTATACATGGTAGAATTTCAGTATTAAAAAATAGATACTATTCAGACAATCCGGTATGTGATATTCATTTTGAAGTTGAAACGGGCCTATTATTAGAAATCAACAAGGCCACAGGGAACGCAGAAGCTTATAATTTTGGATGGAGAAAGTATTTGGATGCTAAAAGAAAAAATACCCTAAATCCTGTTTATGTAAATGATGTCGAAACTGACGAGTTACCATATTAGGGGGCGAATTTGTTTGAATATTAGAGATTTTGTTTTAAACCATAGAGAATTTTGTAATAGGTATAATATAGCTTTAGAATTGTTTTATAGGTGCAGTTGCTACATCGAAGAGCCTATCAGAACAGATATCGAAATTGAAAAATACAGTAATTTTTTAATGACATATAGTAAAAATTTATCTTTGTTGCGGTTAGAATACAAAAGAATAACAGGAGATGAATTGGACGATAGACAAACATTAGGTGGGTTTATATTATATGACAAAGTTAGTTGATGAACTACAAACTTTATACTTTGAAAAATACGCTTACAAGGGCAATAAGGTACTAGAAAAGATTATATTTATATTATTGAAATTGAGGGGGATATTATGAATAATGAAATAAAACTTTATACGCTTGAAGATTGGTACGAAGAAGATGCGGATTGTTTATGGTGGAAGTTTCCTATAGAGGAGCCACCTTATTGTGGAAATCCTTTAGACTGTGACTTTCCAGATGATGTTACACATTTTACAAGACTTGAAGTTCCTAACAATCCAAATTAAATAGCACAACAATTAACCTCCTAGAAATAGGGGGTTTTTATGTATATAGAAACATTTATACACGGCAGAGAGGTACTGAATAGTAAACGTAAAAAAGCAACTATACCTTGCTACAAATATAGTTGCTTTTCTAATATAGGTGGTCGGTCTTTCCACATTTCCTAACACATTTCTGTGTGGTGATAGCTACCTGTTCTATCCTCTATATTAGTATAGTTGTTTCACACAATTTATAACTCTCTACCATGATACTTATATTATAACATATATTAGGGTATATTTATCCTTAAATTCGGAAATTTATTTTTTAAATAGGGTTGTAATGCTATCATATTAGTAGTATAATAGTATTAAGGAGTTGATAATTATGGCTAAGATATTACTAAGGATAGATGATGAATTTAAAAAAGAAATAGAAGTGCTAGCAAAAAGAAATAAGAGGTCGGTGAATAGTGAAATACTAATGGCTATATATGATTATGTTAAAAATAATGAAGTTAAGGAGGAAATCAAATAATGAAAGATTTATCATTAAGTGCTTTGGCTATCAATAGAAAAGGTGGAGGACATAGAGTAATAGAGGTCAATCATAAAACCGTTTATATACACAGATATATTATGGAATTATATTTAGGAAGAAAATTAGATAGCAATGAAGTTGTACATCATATAAATGGCGAAAAAGATGATAACCGCTTAGAAAATTTGATTATTATGGATAGGAAAGAACACGCAAGTTATCATGGGCATAAAAGAATGTTAGATAATGCACTTGAAACTAAAAAAATGATGGCTATTTATGATTATGTTAAAAGCAATGAGGGGGATATTAATAATGAATAGGGAAATAAAGTTTAGAGGTAAAAGTAAAGATAATGGCAAATGGTTTTATTATGGTGACTATTGCACAATTCCCGAGCCTACTATATTCTTTTATAACCAAGATGCTGAAATAGATTGCATAGTAGTTGATACAAATACAGTAGGACAGTACGCAGGCTTGAAAGATAAAAATGGAGTAGAAATATATGAGGGTGATATATTGCTAAGAGAATTAGAAAATAAAGAGGGTGAGATATTTAATAAGGATTGGACAGAAGTGATATTTAAAGATGGAGGTTTTAGGCAACAATGGTTTAAAAAATGGACTTCATATTCAAGTTCCAATAAAACCGAAATTTTTATACTGGATTTAAAAATACATTTACAAGGATTTAGAATTATAGGAAACATTTACGAGAATAAAGACCTTTTAAAATAAATCATAAAACAGGTTGTTTGAAATGACCTGTTTAAATATGAAATAGGGGGAATTAATAATGAGTAAATTAGTAAATTGTAAAGCGTGTAACAAGGAAATATCGAAGAGTGTGAAGAAATGTCCAAGTTGTGGACATGACCAAAGGAATTTCTTTGGTAAGCATAAGATATTAACAGGACTAGCAGTAATAGTATTATTAGTAGCAATTGGCAATATGGGTAATAAAGATACGACAACTACACCAGTAGCTAGTATAGATAACGCTACATCATCAGCACCTACAACTACTGAAGAACCTGCTACAACTACTGCACCTGCACCTACAAAACCAACTGTTCCAACAGAATATATTTCAGCACTAGCATCAGCAGAAATATATGCTAGTACAATGAATATGTCTAAAGATTCAATTTATGACCAGTTAACATCCGAGTATGGAAATAAATTTACAAAAGAATCTGCTAAATATGCAGTAGACAATGTAAAAGCAGATTGGAATAAAAATGCATTAAAAACGGCAGAGACATACCAAACAGAAATGAATATGTCTCCAAGTGCAATTTATGACCAATTAGTATCAGCTAATGGAAATAAATTTACA